ACCAAAAAGAGAGTGCATATCTCTCTGAGTTCTCTACTTTATCAACATAATGTAGATTTTTTGTATTTTCAAAGATAATTAATTTTCCTGGCTCTGGTTTGACAGTCACATCTTGAAAAATTAAGTTACCACCCTCAAAATCATTATTTAGATACAACATCGCTGCAACTTTGTTCGGAGTATGAATAGTATTGTTATCAAAATGAGGTTTCATGAATGTTCCAGTTGGCCATCTAACGATACCAACATAACCCAACTGACAATCAACTAAACTTTTACACTTTTCAGTAACCTTTGTAACAACCTCATCATTGTCTTCGGGTGTTATAGGATCAACATCATTACCATAATATGTAGCACCATGATCAGTCCATTCAACATCCGTAGAATAAAGGTCATTATGACTCACATTTTCACTCTTATTTAACTTAGCATAATCTATCAGTCTTTGACACTCACTCAAAGAAATAAAATCTTCTTCTATGTAAGGGAAACTCATTTTGTGAATGTATTTGGTGGGCCAGCAAAACGAGGATCAGTGTAAGTTTTTTCATCAGAGTCAACTTTATTTGGATTATAGTTTGGATCTGGATAATCCTCCCAACTGTTTCCTTCATACTCAACTATTAAAGGATTAATATCCTTTCTTTCACCATACACATGGTAGAAACAATCAATAGTTGATAAATCAGTAATCAAATCAGTATTAGTTGAATCCTCTGCGATAACAATGAATTCATTATTAAACTCTTGAATCACAAGATTTTGATTTGATCCAATTGGTTGCAACTGAACAGTAATACTATCAGCATGAACCAAATCTTTCCAATAGTAAGGTAATTGGATTACATTTGATTCCTTTAATCTACCACGATAGTAAACTCCAACTTCGGGGCCTTCAATACAAGCATAACGAAGACGATGACCCTTTCCTTTTGTTGGATGTTCTAAATCAAATGGTTTTGGTTTTGAATCAGCAGTTGCAAATCTAGATGCGAGTTTTCCTTTGTTTCCACAATCAACTGCACCACTAACGAACATGTCACCTACGACATGAATGGTATCGACAGATGAACCACCAGATATGAGCAATGCATTAGCAGTCTTACCATCACCAGCAACAGTCAAATTACCATCAGATTTAATTGCCAAACTTGCACTACAAGCTGGTTGAGTGTCTAGTGCGTTTTGAGATGCAGAGTTAGATGTTACATTTAAAACTCCCTCATATCCTGGCGATGCACCAGTTTTACCAATATAGACAGGGCCATTTAAAACCGCAGTTCCAGTTGGTGCTTTATCGGGTGCAATGTAAGAAACATCATTTGTTCCTACTATTAATTTGTCTGATTGTAATCTAGAAATATTCATAATGTCCTCATAGTTGATAACTGTGTTTTCTTGAGGTTTGCTGTTAATGCACCAAAACTTTTATCAGCAAAAGATGCAGCTACCATAAATCCATATCTAAGTTCAAACTGACCTTTAGCGATTACAGTCATGTCTTTAGAAGCTTTGACTGTAACTTTTTCACCTTGAACACGAATATCAGGAGCTCCGATGTCAACCATTCTCTCTGCTTTTACAGTAAATTGACCATCTTGTCCTCCACCATCTGCATCAATAAAAACATTTTTTGCTCTTAATAATATATTACCATTTTCACATTCAAAAATCATATCACCTTTTTTAGCTTTTATAATCTTTGCTGGTAATTGTGATATGTCTCCAGCATCTCTAACTTTTAATCCAGAACCAAGAACTTCCATTGACATGCCTGGCGTAGATAAAACATGTTTACCTGTTCCAGGCCCACCTCCTTCAGATGCACCTTGTCCTGTGCTTTGATAAAATCCAAAAGATTGAGCTTCCTGTGTAATAACCTGATAATTTGTATCACCATGTATCGTACTCTGTCCACTTTGAACAGAATATCTTAATTTAACATCTCTTTCTAGATTTTTTTTATCGTTTGGTGCTTTTGACATTTTATTTTTCAATACAACTAATTACGGTTACAACAGCATCCTGAGTTATTTGTGCGAGTTGAGCTGCATCATCAACTTTAGTAAACTTCAGAACTGGTTTTAATCTAGCACCAGCTCCAGTGTCACTATTTATTAGTAAATCTGGAAGGTCAGTAAATCCAAATCCTCCATTTACAACATTAACACCCACAATTAATCCATTTTGAATATTTAATTCAACTTCTGCTTGTCCTGTACCATTTCCATCCACTGAAACAGTATCATTATCATCATACCCGAAACCTGTGTTTTCGACAACAACATCATCCAAAGAAGTGACATATGTAACTTCACCATCATAGTTTCCATTTGGGTCGGGAGTAACATTCTTTTCAGTTAAAGATCCATCTGGATTACGACTTGTTTCTGTTGTATTTGGTAGATACCCTTGGCCAGGGTTTGTGATTACAACATCAGCCACCTTACCATCTTTCATTCTAGGATAACCACCAGCACTACCACCTCTATCACAACTATCAAAGAATGAAAGTAATGGTGGTTCTTTAAATCCACTTCCAGGCCCACCGATTGCAACTCCAATAATCTTACCAAGAGCATTTATAATCGCACTACCAGTTGCTCCTGTTCCACCACCACCTATAAAGTCAACTCTTGGTGGGCCACACTTAAGAACATTGGTATTACAATCTGGAGCGCTTGGTAAAGCTGGAATTCCATCTGCAATATCATCAATACCATCAGCAATATTAGTGAGTCTATCCAACCCAAGTTTATCAATTATATCCTCAAAACTATCCTCAACTGATTTTGTAACTCCACCTTTTGATGAAAATGAAGTTGTTTCTGGACAATTAACTTTATCACAATCAAGAACATTTGTAATAATGTTCGCAAACTTAATTGCTTTTGTAAATGTTGCACTAGGAAGTGCAATACCACCACCTTGAATATTATTCAATTGGTCAAACATGCCACCGAGACTAGAATCTATAAGATTATTAATCTGTCCAAACATATCACCCATAAAATTTTGAACACCACAAGTCGGGACATCTAACACTTGTCCTATCATATTTTCTAAACTTTTAGAAAGATAATCTAATAATCCATCCTGTATTTTTTCAATATTACAAAAGATAACACTAGTCAATGCGTTTGTAGCTTGACCCATCACAACTTGATTGAACTTATCGACTTTATTTTCTAAAGTTGTATCTAATTTATCAAGAGTGTCTTGAATTAACCATGAACGACCACGACGAACTAACTTCGTCATTGACTTATGAATTTTGTTTGTTGCTAACTTTACTTCTGATTTAATATCAATGATACCACCGTATATCGGATCAACATATGTGGAAGCATCATTCAGTTGTTGAAGAGTTTCCATTTTTCGAGTAAAATCTTTTATTGTATTACTTATCTTTGATATCTCATTATCCTCACATGGACTAAAGGTATCAGTAGTTATATTCTCATTAGCTGTAACTTGATCCTGTGCAAGAGTCTTAGTTGATTCTCCATCGGACATTGCAATCGATACTGGTGAATTTTTGGTTATATGAGTCTTACCAGCTGTTTGTCTAACTTTTGGTGGAGTATATGGAACAAAACAAGTTTGTTTCTTTGCATTAAACTGTGCGGTTGTTAACTCATCAGGAACAAAAGGTTGTTTATATAAAGTTCCAAATATGACTGGTTGTTGTGCATCATCACCATCCATGAAAAATCCAACAACAACTTCACCACCTTGATATTGAACAGTTTTTCCACAACCGCCAGTGGTTGCAGTGTTTGGTGGTAACATAATATGAGCTAAAGGCAAATCCTCATCTGGAAGATCGTCGGCACAATCATGATATCCAATGATACGAACTCTACATCTAAAACCGTAGAGATCCTCTCCATTAGCTGCTCTGGTTCTCTCAAGGGAATCTTCCCACTTTCCTTTCTTTGGATCGGTCACTTGACCAATCCACCACTTCATAGGATCTTTTCCCCAAAAATTAGTTGATGGCTGATACATCTAATTAATCGTCATATACTAAACATTCTGGTTCATCTGGATGCAAATCACAGAATATTTCCAGAGCATTAGGGTCGTGGTGGTCTCCCGCCTTAATCTCTTCTTTATGATGTTCTGCATATTCTTCTAGGTCATGCAATTCTTCTTTTGCATGTCTGCGTGCTGCAGGGTTTGCTTGTGGGTCGTCAAGGATTTGTTTATCCTTTTCGATATGGTCTTCGATTGATTTCATTTGATTCTCCTGTTTCTTTTATTTAAGCGGTAAATACATCACGAATTAATTTTACCTGAGTATTAGCTTTATTATCAGCTATAATGTGTTTTAATTCTGCTATTAAGTATTTACCACTAGGGTCATTAGTAGATTCTGTTCCATATAAAGTTGTATCTTGTTCTCCTTGTTGTCTAAGTGGAAATCTAAGATTCAACATCTGGCCAGCTCTCAAGTCTGGATTAAATGGAATCGAAATACTCATAGATTGTGAAAATATTGAGTTAGCCCTAGCATAGGATTTATTTTGATAGATGGCAAGCTCATTTTCCTTTTGAATTTCCTTTCTCTTAGACCCTTTTTGTAATGCACCTTTGTCCAGAACTCTCAACATCAATCGAGTTGGAAATGTCTCTAACTGATTTGGTAATTTGGGTGATTTCTTGAGTTTTAAATCTTCAATTTTAAAATCAACAGTTTTTAGAGTTGCATTATCAATATTTACATAGATTGTTTTATTTGCATACATTCCCAATCTACAATTCATACCAATATCATTTGTTTGATTTAAATTATTTTCTATAATTCTAAAATCATCTTTTTCTTGGGATGAAGTTTCTGATTTTTTATATTCAATAGGTTCTTCCTTTAATAATTTTTCTATTGACCTAAAAACATATCCATCAAGTGTTTCAAAGAATAAAAAACCAAAACCTTCTGCTGAAGATGAAGTTTTTGAACATAACCATTGTATCGTATCAAAAGGTCTTTTTTGATTACCTACAAATGAATAAGAATTGGAAGATTCATCTTTATCTAAATTTTTACTTGTTTGAAGTCCTTTACTATCATTTTTCATGATATCAAGAATCGTATTTGAAATATTGCCTGCAAATCTTTTACTTAATCTTGAAGTTTCGTTAATAATTGATTCAACAGACAAAAACTCTAAAGTTGCAACTTGTGAAGAAGAACTTGTTGAAACATCCTTAACGGAGTTAAGCATTAAAAAATGTTTGTCTGGTTTAATTTCAAAATCATCATAACCATCAACTTTAATTCTTAATGAAAGAAACTCTCCACCTGTAATACCTTCACGACCTATTAATTGGTCAACATCAACAAAATTTAATGACAAAGATATTGACGGACTTCTTACACTCTCAAAGTATGTAATATTTGGATTACCACCAGATATTTCAAACTCTTCTTTTAAAGAAGAACCTTCCGTTGGTATCAACGTGCATTCAGATATAAAATATTTATTTTCCATTATTGTATAAGTTTAGCTATATTATTAGGTAATTCCGACCTTTTCATTCTTGTAAC